TATGACCCATCTGACGCTGTCACATTTACAACAGTATCATTTAACGGGCGATACTGTGACGGTATCGTAAAAACATTGTCGTACACATTGTTTGCAACTATTGTGGCGGTCGTATAAATTTCCATGTTTAAATGTACTGTTTTACCAATTATACAGGAGTTGTTTACTATTACTTTCCAAATCCCAGTGTTTAATCCAAGATCGGTCGGTGTAAGCGTCTTTTTATTATGGTGCGCCTGTAATTGTAACAAATACGCATTTAGCGCAGCTACAGCCTGCGCTCCTGCGATCATCCCCGGTGTTTTGTTCGCCACTATATCATCAAGATTGTCTATGATTCTAGATTTATCGGCGGAATCGTTTATAGCTTGGCATATTTCATTAATTTGTTTAGCCCCTAAACTACTCCCGAGTTGAGTATAATCTGTTACGTCTTCAAAAGAATAGCTTTCATCTTCGTTTTGAGTGATTAAGTACCTTCTTTTTCCAACCATGCTTGAAGCTAATATATCATCTTTAAAATTAACAGGTAATTCTTGCTTTGCCATTATATTCTTACCTCCTTGAATCTTCCCAGAATAAATGGAATTTTTCTAAGACCCGCGGCTTGTCTTTCAATAATATCTTTCATTTTTTCACACGCTTTTTCCAATCTGTTAAGTTCATCGTATTTGATAAACATTCCGTTTGGATAGAATGTCTTTTTAATCCCGATATCTTGTGTAAAAATTGATTGATTTATCTTTTCTATATTATCTTCAAACAGATTGAATTTGTCGTAATCCCACAACTCCAAATAATCAACAATATCTTCTCCCATGTTTTGAATCGAAAATTCTTTATTAACTTCATTTGCTTTTTCTTTCAAGTATGTAATGTTGTTCTTTATCCGGTTGTAATCTTCTAAATTCATTCTGTCTGTAGATACCCAATTTGTTTTTGGTTTTATCCAATCTACCTCCATGACATTTCCACCTTTCTAGCTTTCATGTTTCCAGACCACGCTCCGTTAAAGGATATTTCATTTTGATAAGAGCGAATCAAAGCGTCTTCTCTTCCTTTTAGTTCCATGTAGAACAAATCATTCGCCTCCGTTCTTGGGTCTCCACGCCACGAGATTTCGTAGTCTATGTTTCCGAGATAATATTCCGCTATCCATTCTTCCAAATCTTTTGCGTGCTGAATTGTGCTTATAAGAGGGTTATTCCATGTGATTTCTTGACCGTTTACGTTGTGATTCACAATGTAGTTATTTTCTTCTGTAAGATACTCATATCCCTCAACCTTTACTTTTACATCTGTTTTTGCCTTTATATTAGTGATTCGCACTTTAATGTAAAAATCGCTTGAATCAACAATACTCACTTTTAACTCTGGATTTTCTGGAACTGATACTTTAAATCCGTATGACGGCCTGTTAAAGTAAATCGTATATTCAGAATCGCTTTCAAAAGAAACTGTTTCTTGGATAAGCTCTTCAATCGCTCCGGTGCTTTCCTTGTAATTTTCTCTAGTAATCACAATATTTTTTATTTTTTCATATCGTGTTCCGGTAGGATTTTTAATCAAATCCCTTACCCTGTCCAATCTATAATCCGTAACATCATTAATCAAAATATTATCTATGAATAATCTTGAATTTGAATATCCTTTTGTTACCTCAATTACCATTTTATTAAACTCAAGAAAAACATGATCTGTTAAAAAACTAATATCCGGTTTTTTTACAATAAACTCTTCTTTTAAGACTCCATTGTTATATGTTACTATTTTAAATTCTTCCGGTGCTGTGTTTCTAAAATTAATAATCAAGCCATACGCATCGAATGAAGATTCCAAGTTCACTGTGATTTTCGGGTTTTTTTGAAATATTCCATTTCCATCCGAAACAGAATCGCTTACATATCCAGTATTTAGGTAATTATTGTCTTTCGGCAAAAAATAAAGACTTCCATCTACTACGGAAAAGTCTTTACTTGCATTTGCGTAAGCATCTTTTTTACTCTCTTTCAAGATGTTGTCTATCTTACCAAAATTTGCAATATCATTTGTTTCGGCAATCATATTGGGAACAAATGATGAACGCAATATGATTTTATTTTTTCTATCTTCTCTCAATGCACATCTTCCGGCATTTGCAATAATCTGCAACGCTTCTGCATGACTTACAACTGGAAGTGGATTATACACAATTATCTTTTTTAAATATGGATCTATATAATATTCTCTTTCATCTGTAATTCCAGCGCTTTCCAAAACTTCTAAAGCCAAATCATATAAAGAGATTCCATCTTTTCTGTATTTTCCTCCGTAAAAGTTATCCCTCAACTGATAAAATCTATCTGTTGATGTAAATACAGCCTCTGTGTCATTTGCTGACCATGAATTAAGATATGTCGTTGTTTCATTAAGCCACTCTATATCACCGTTTCCTGTCACATCATATCCGAAGGTAACTTTCACTTCCTGTCCTATTTCCATATACGCAATAGCGCTTTCTGGATTGTCTACGCTATAATACAAATCTTGGTTATCAACCTTGATAGAAACATCCATACTTGGAATACTTTCTGATATCGGAGAAACATATTCTTTCATGCTGCAACCCATCACTTTTTCATTTGTAAATGTATTTGCAATTCCAAATATCATGTTTCCAATTCTGAGTCTGCCTTTCCCATTCACCATAGTTTTTGGCTTTATCCAAAAATAATTCGTTCCGTCAAAAGAATCTTCGGTAACAAATTTTTCCGAACTATTTTTATAGATTCTAGTGGTCAAATTTGTCTCTATAGTAAATTCTGTCGGATAACAATGACCGAAATCTATTGTTATTCCTTTTATGTCTAATCCTGATTTATCTGTAAATTCTATTTTCGCACTTCCAAGAATTTCATTTGTGATGATTCCGTTGTTATAAATTTCTAATCCACTATCTTTTCGCGGCGGAAAATACATTGTCCCATCGACTTTTGAGAAATTTTGTTCACATGTTGCGTATATTTTATTTACATCGTAACCATCAAACGGTTTTTCTTTATTTGCCAGATACAATAATTCCGTGTTTGTTACTTTAGCATTGTTCTGTGCATCAGAATTTACAACTCCTATGCTTACTTTTACATATCCTCTATTCCGAAACGGAAGTTTCATTGATTCTATGTATTCTTTACTTGCCATTTGCATATACGATCACTCCAAACCGGCGTCAATCAAATTAAATGAAAGCGTCTCATCTTTTGTTACCATATGAGTTAGCCTATCTACAAATAACGGTTTTCCGCTCCTATCTCCGGGGTACATTATAATAGTGATCGGGTGTCCCGGATTCGCCATATCTTCAAATGTAACAGGAACGTAAAATGGTTTTATGGCATCTAACATCATCTTTCGAGTTTCTGGATTAAGACCGACCCACTCGAGATTACTAAGTTTGTACAAATCCCTTCCAACTCTTTGACCAATAACTGCGTTGTTCTCATTTCTTCCACCGTTTACTGTCGTTGTTATCGTCCATGAAAACCCGCGTCTCGGCGGTGGAAAGTCATAACCATTTACGTTCAAAAACGATGATAATGCCATATTCAACCTCCTGTTTTTTAATAAAAAAGTACCTACCGAAGTAGGCGCTTTTCCTTTTAAGTAAACGAATATCCATTCCTTGCACGTCTCGAATCTGTGATCGACACTAATTCTCTTCCGTCTACTACAATTCGTTTTCCATCTCTAACCGCTTGTATCAATTCTCTCAATAGGTTTTCTTGCTCTCGGTTTTCCATATTTGCACGAGAAAAACCTCTGTATGCCGCTTCTTCAATTCCTTTTTGAATATCCAAATTATTTGCAACCGCAGTTCTTCCATCGGAAAATGTCCCTACCAACTCGTTATGATTTGCCATAAACAATCCGTCTTCCGGGAATCCTCCTACTGAATACTTCGGTATTAAATCTGCCAATGTAATTTTTCCTATTCCGTTGGCATATCCATGACCTTTCCAGCCGTTTGACAAGCTTCCGTATCTAGCCAATGTATACCTAATAGATGCTAATATGTTTGACAATGGATCGTAAATATCCTTATCATATCCAGGATATGCGTACGTTCTAAAAGTCGGATCAATTACCTGCATCAATCCTTTGGAAGGCGTTCCTTTGATTGCATTTATATCCCATTTATTAATTGCTTTTGGGTTTCCGCCGGATTCCGTCTGCATCTGATAAAGCAAAAGGTCTAAATTTGATTTTGAAAATTGACCTGTCATTTTCAATGCTTTAGTGGCAATGTTTCTCCATTGTTCAACTCCGGCTGATGGGTTATATTTTGGCTGTATTGAATCAAATATTCCGCTTACATACTGTACAATTCCATCAAATGTCTTGTTTATAATTCCACCTGCCACACTCGACCACGGTTCAAATAAATTTGATATATTTGCAAACTTGCTGATTGCAACTTTTACAATTTCTCCTGGGTTTGTAAGATAATCCAACACATTCCCTGTAAAACTTTTTACCGAACTCCATGCGTTTTCAAAAAACTCACCTATTCCGCCTTTAAAATGTGGAGCGCCTGACATAAACGCCTTTGTTTGATTCGCGGGCATTATTTTTGTACCTTTTTCAAGCGGCAACATGACATTTCGCCCATCGGGTATAAACGGTTTTCCTGACGGCGGAATAATAAGCTCTTTGTAAGTTGATCCTGCTTGGTCATTCACGATTCCAAGTGTGTTTTGCGGAACTCCATCCGATCCTTTAGCGAACTTTATTCCATCCCACTCACTTACTCGTGTGTCTGATCCCACTTTTTTAAGCACCCAGTTCACACCTTTTATAACGCCATTCACAAGTGTTTTAATAGGCTTAAATGCGTTTTCTGCAATTTCTTTAAAGAAGTCTCCTAACCCCTTCCAAATGTTCTTTATGGCATCATATGCGTTTTTAAAAGCCGTTTTAAACCACGGACCCACATTTTTAAAAGGAGATTTAATGGCTTCCCATTTTTTTGAGAACCAAGATTCAATGAATGACCAAGCTTTTTTAATACCTTCATACCCTTTATCAAACTTTTCGCCAAACCATTCCGTTACAGGAGAAAATACTACTTTTATTCCTTCCCATAATCCTTCAAAAAATCCACTTCCGTTCTCCCAAGATTTTTTTGCTTCATCCCATCCTTTTCTGAATTGTTCGCCTATTGATGATGCTGTTTCTCCAACCCATTCCTTAATATTTCCTAATTGCAACATTAATCCAGAAAGACTCGTTGGGGGTAATGCAATGTCTCCGACTTTAACTTCGGCGTCTTCACTAAAGATTTTATCAACCAGTGATTGCAATGCGCCTCGTGCAAAATCATTCGGAAGGTTCGCCATAGCTTTAACTAATGCCTTTCCGAATTTGTATAAGTTCCAAGCTAAATCTCCCCACTCTATTCCGCATATAAAATCAACTATTTTTTGACCAATATCTTCAAATGTTTTATCGTCTTGTAAAGTGTTTATAAATTCCGTTAAAGACTCTAAAATTCCGTTGGCGAAATTACTAAATGTATCCGCTGCGATTTCAGGATCCCAATTTTCAAAAAATCCTTTTATGCTCTTTGCTATAGATTCCCCTAAATTTTCCCAGTCAAACTCTACAGCGAACGCATTTGCAGATTGAAAAGCTGTATTGATTGAATTAGCAACAGTTTTCCCTAAATCATAAAAAAGTCTAGGTTTTATTAAACCATTCAAAAAATCCGCCAACCCTGTTCCGAAATTTTTTGCTTTTTCATACACGGAATCCCAGTTAATTTTTTCTAACGTGTTTGATAATGTGACGCTTATATATTTGCCTAACTGTTCTAAACTTTTAATGCTACTTTTATATGCGTCCAACATCTTATCGTTCGGCTTAAAGTTGGCAATTAAACCGCCCACTTCACCTGAACCAGCACCACCTGATCCGCCTGATGCACCAGCTCCAGCACTACCAGTAGTACCATTATCAGGCTCAACAATATTCAATTCATCAATCCCTAAAGTGTGAAGCTTCTTTGCATTTTTAGCAGCTTGTCCGAGATTGTCAGATAAATCTCCTGCGCTTCCAGCTGAATCCGCTAGATCTCCAGATACGTCTCCTAAATCGTCAGTTATTCCTCCGCCACTAATCTCAAATTCCCACCCGAAAATCTGACCAAGTGCGTTTAATACATTCTGTGTAAAATCAATGACTTTCGCCATGACTTTATTTAAAGTTTGTACAAATGGTTTAAACGCTGCGATAAAACCAGTTCCAATGACGGAAGCAAATTTCTTAATTTGCTCTTGCAAAATACGAATTTGGTTCGCCCATGTTCCTGCCGTGCGTGCAAAATCGCCCTGTGCTGATGTTGTATTGGCAAGCACGTATTGATAACGCAGCATCGTTTTTTCAGCTTGTGACATAGACTGAACATTTGCATCCAATCCATTTTTCATCGCCCACTCTGCAAGTGTTGCCTGTGTTAAATCCAAACCGTACGTACGAAGTGGTCTTGTTTCCCCTGTGAAGATAGCGGACAAATCTTCCGCAACATCTTTTTGACTGACATTGTAGAACGATGCCATATCCGCCGTTAATTGAGTCAATGTCAAGGATACATCTGCCATAGAGTCTGACAGTCCGACATATCCACCTGTTGCCTTATTCAAAAATGAATTTGCACTTTCAATGGAACTTGTATCAATTCCCATTGCAGACCCCATCGCTTGAAAACGGCTGGCATACTGTTTAAATGACAATTCAGACATTCCAAACTGTTTAATGGAGTTTTGTGCGTACTCTTCCACTTTGCTTGACATATCGCCAAATACAGTGTCTACAACATTCTGTACTTCCACAAGGTCTGATGCAATGGTTATGGAATCTCCTATTTTCCCAACAAATCGGAATAATAGCCAGTACGTTGCGTACATCTTTCCAAGTGCAGACGCAAGTCCTTTTGTTCCTCTACTTGCCTTATGTGTAGATTTTGTATAAGTATTAAGGCTTCCGCTAAGAGCATTCGCCGCACGACCGGAAGATGCGCCTGTCCGAGCCAATTTTGCCAATGCATTTGTCATATCAATCAAGTTCTGACTTACTTTAGGTGCTTTAGATAGTTCAGACATTAACTGTCGCATAGACTTAGCAAGCAAAGGTATGTTTTCAATCGCTTTTGTAGAGCTTTTATATCCAAGTTGCGATATTCCCTTTGCTAAGTTTGCAACTTGCTCAGATGTTTTAGACACATTCACTGAGTTAAGGCTTTGCAAGCCTTTCCCGAAACCTACAATCGCGCTTGCTGCCTTTGAAATCTGTCCACTGTTCAAATTTGCAATCTTTTCAATTCCCTTGGCAAATCTTGTATAATCTGCTGTTCCAACATTTTTTAAACCTTGCATAGAACGGCTTAGTTTATCTACACCATTTGCTACCCCAGATAAACCGCTTCCGTTGATTTTCGTGAGAGATGTGTTTAATGTCCCTAGTTTTGTTATCAATGTGTCAATTGCATTATTCGCTTTTCCAGCTTGCGCCTGTAATTGTATTTCAAGGCTGTCTACTGTAGTTCCCATTTCACACATCCTTCCTATAACTTTTTTAGGTCAGTGACTATCTCCGTTCAATAGCCAGAAAAAAACAGTAGGTTTTGACACACTACTGTTTATTATGATTAATTTCAAAATTTGTTTTCAGCGCTTCAAGTTTTGCAACAAATAATTCCCTTTGTAATTGCAACTCTTTTTCGGATAACGGTTCATTATTCTTTTCCGCCATTTCCAAAATAGGACTTTCGAAATATTTTGCTTTTGATTTTCTTTTATTCATTCCAGCTAATACTTGATCCAGAACAACAGAAAAGGCTTTCATATTGTATTGCCCCATGAGCCAATTTTCGTAATCCCTATCACGTAACATCAATTTATATGCTTCTGCATATATTTCTAATTTCTTTGGGGTAAGGCGCAAAAAGCTTTCATGAGAAATTCCCATTCTTAACGCATTTTTAAAGTATTCTTCCCATATTATTTTGTGGAAGTCGATTTTTTCTTGTGATCCTGTGGTGTTTTCGGCACTTTTTTCACTTCTTCCTCGTCCTGCTTGTTCATCTCCGCAACCATCTCCGTCAGACCCGTCAAATCGAAAAAACCATCTTCTTCCATCGTTTCTTTTATTTCTTCATAAAGCCCTTTAAAGGACATTTTTTTCTCTTTCATGTACTGTTTCATCAGTTTTTTTGATTCATCAAAAGTCACATGATGATGTTCCAATAATCCGGCATAAAAAGCATCTTTACAAATATGTGGCATATCAGATATCAAATCTGCTGTTCCGTCAATCATTGCAGCAGCAATTTCTACTTTGCTATTTTTACCTTCTAAATCCAATCTTTTTCCAATATAAGACATCGACAAAGCATTAAACATCCTTTGCACAACTGCTTTATTTTCTGCCGCTTCAAAACTAAATTCTAACGTATACTGTTCATTCCCAATCTGAATTGTTTTCATATTTTTCCCTCCGATTAATCAGAGGGGGCAGTCCGAAGACTGCCCCGCTCATATTTTAATATGTTTCTTCAAGTTCTGTATAAGCCATTTCATCAGAAACGCTACTTAGACCGGCTTTTGTATCTAAGTAGCTTAAGCTCCCCCCACAACTTCAAAATCAACTTTTGTGTCCATTCCCTTAAACTCTTCAATAGTAAGGTTATTTTCCATTACGAGCAATTCGTTCTGACCAATCTCCGGCTGTGGGAGTGCTGTTGGTGGCTGTGCGATTACAAAGAATGATTCATCAAATCCCGGAATAATCGTCTGAAACCACATTCTTTTTTCACCTGTAAGCTTTGCGTATTCTTCGATAACCTTTTTCCATTCTTCTTTTGTTTCACTTGTGAAGTTTACACCGACAGGGAATGAACCTCCCGTATCTGCTGCCCCTCGGATATATCGTTTAACAGCATCTTCAACCGCAGACGCATCAATCTGCTCATTTTCAATCGTGATTCCACCAATTGAATTAATTCGATTAAGCTTTGTAAATTTAGCTGGTTTTTGTCCGGCAGTTGTTTCAACTCCATAACCAAATGTAATTCCTAATGTAGAAATTCCTGCAATCATATTTTTTCTCCTTTCCACCGCTAATTTTTTGCAGTAAGCGATCACTTTTTATGATCGGTCTTATAAAATATCGCCATCGGCTATCATTCGCCGAAAACGTGCTACTCTTCGATATGTACTGTCTGTGTTCTGAAATTCCGGTGTTGCAATTACTTGAAACCTCATTGTTTTCATAATTCGTACAACCTCATTCATCACTTCTTTCGCATCATTCATCTTGGTATTTGTTGTTACCTCGATCTGAAAAGAAGACCAAACAGCATTGATCGTATCTCCTTGTAAGTCTTCTCCTGTTTCCGCTCCCGTCATTTCGTGTATATACACGGTTGGGAATTTCGGAACAGTATCGGCTCTGTCAGAGTTTGTAAATTTTAAATTTGGATAACGGTCTTTCAGTTTTTTAGAAAACTGCGTCTTTATCCGAGTGATAACTTGTGATTCCAACATATCTAGCATATTACCGCCCTCCAAATACCTTTTTTGCAATCTGCGGAATCTCTTGCATGAGTTCCAATGATGTTTCATACATAAACGGTCTTGACGGCATACCTTGCGTAAAATACCATTTTCCATCTTTCGGATAGAACCATCCGTATTTTCCGGGCGCAATCTCAAAAATTGTCTTTCCGGTGTTATAATTCCACTCCACGCCCTCCGGGAATGGATATGGGTAGCTACCTTCAAGTCCAAGCTGTCCAGTTCCGAACTCAACAAATGCGGCATGTCTCGAATCAGCCGTAATAAAAAAGATAACGGAATTTTTATCTCCGTTACCCTTTTTTTCATGTATGTTATTCAGAAGATCTCCTGTAAATATCGCGTCAAGTGTAGTAACCCTTGCTTTTGCAATCTCTACACCTCGTTTTGCTAATTCTTCTGTGAATATTTCACATTTCTTGTTAAGTGAGTCTTGATATTCTCTTAACTGCTTCTGCAACTCTTGAATACTGGAAGTTGAAAAAATATTCGCTTTTAACACTTTCTTTGCCATGCTACTTCACAATCCTTTTCAAAAGATACCTTGTAAAATTAAGACTTGGCTGAACACGTTTAATCGAGTAATCCGCCGACTTTCTGTCTACAATGGTATTTTGTTCGTCTATGTACCTAACTTTGCTTGTATGCCAAATTAGAGACGTTTCGTCAATAGGTATTCTGTTTTTCTCCATTAAGAGAATTGCATCATATTCGCTGATGTCTAATCCGAACGATTTAGCTTCTGCTTCACCACCGGACATAGCGATATTTCCACGGAAATCTACTGGTTTTGAATAACCGATTTCAGTCTCCCCTGTTTCTACCGGAACTTTCTGACCGTCCACCTCAATATATATGATGTTTCCGTCTTCGTCTCGTTCGTAAATCGGAACTTCCCCGACTTGTAACGCATACTTTAAATTCTGCTTGTTTTTTTCTAAAAGTCGCATACAGACACCTTCCTTATTTTACGCGTAGCTTCTGCCCCGGATAAATTAAGTTCGGATTCTGAATACCGTTCAGATTTGCGATTGCCTGATAATTAGTACCGTATTTAGCAGCGATTCCAGAAAGCGTATCCCCAGACTGGACTGTGTAGTATACTGCACCGCCGCCGGAGGAACCATTAATCTTGTTTTGTACCTCATTGTACCTGTTTCCAAGCGCCGCCTTTCTTGTATCTCCATTTCCATATTTTCCCGCATAAACTTCTTTCACAAGTGTATCTACGGAGGCAGATGCAATATAGTTAATCATATTCTGCACCTCATTATACCGATTTCCTAGAGCATTTTTTCTAGCGTCTCCGTCTCCATATTTTCCCTGCATAACTCCAACAACAAGATCAAGCGTAGATCCAGATGGTGCTACTGCCGGCGGCGTCGGTTTTGTATCCCCTCCTGTAATTTCTGCTGGATAATCTCTATAACAATGATTCATATCCACGTTTCCGGAAATTCCCGGAACAGATCCGCCTGACGTATACTGCCAGATATCGTATGTTCCTTGATATGTGCAAACCGAATTATACTGTGCTACCCATTTTACAAACCGTTCCAACCCTACCAGGTAGTTTGTCCACCAGTTTGTATTCGCATAAACTCCGCACCAGTATCCAGCTTTTTCGATGATATCCCCGAAGATATTCGCTCTTTGAATTGCTCCATTTTCCGTTCCTGCCTGTTCCAAATCCAAATAAATTGGGTACGAAAGTTTATATCCGCTTACCATTCTAAGGACGTGTTCCGCTTCGCTTTTCGCCTGTGCGTCACTTGTCGCGTAGGAATAGATATAAACTCCGAACGGAATCCCAAGTCTTGTACATTCATCTGCATTTCTTTTCCATTGCTTATCGTCCTGACTTGCAATATTATCTCCATATCCGCATCGTAAGATTGCCCCATCTATATGTCCTTTTACCGCATCCCAGTTAATAGTTCCTTGATGTTCGCTTACATCAATTACTCTTAAATTTTCCATAATTTTCTCCTTTCTCCGGCATTTGCACCTGTACAAAAAAGAGGACGATTACTCATCCTCTAAATCATTCTTATTCACTCTGTAAAATCGTTTCCACAATTCTGCTACTTTTTCCCAACCGTACATTGCCACAAAAGCTACTAATAGGCCGGCTAGAATTGCTGCTAGAATCATGTACCACAGAATCGTTTGCTGTATATACTGCATATAAGCTATAAAAGCTGTAACCGTAAGACCGATTGACAATACAAAAACCAAAATATCGGTCGGAATTTTCTTCAATCCCGATACTCCTTTAAAAACTTGCGTAATTATTGAAACTGCGAAAGCGAAAATTCCAACAATTCCGATAACAAGTGTCATGTTTATAACAATCTGTTCCATTTAAAATCACTCCTTTACAAAAACGTTCCTTCGTCTGTGCATTTTTTATACACTTTTTTGATATTGTCTATTGCAAGAGACGCCTTATTATTTTCAAAATCAGGATTGTCCTTGCAAAACCTCTCATATTTTGTAATATCTTCAAGTATCTGGTCAAAGTGTTCTTTTGTGTGCTTATCGTCATGCCGAACTTCATCATCAAATCTAAGAATTCTGTATCTCCAAGTAAGAGCCATTCCCTCATCATTTGATTTTTGCAATTTATCCATCTTTCTATCTAAATTGTCAATAGAATTTCCAAACTTTTTCTGTATACAAAGGCTTTGTTCATGCCATTTCGGATAATTTTCTGCTTGACTAATCACTTTTTTAATTCTTTCGTCGTACTCTTTTTCCTTTATAGCCTTTTCAGAAAAATATTTTTCCACTTTCTTATAGCATCCAAAAAGAAAAATTACTGCGCACAGCAAAATAGCCACATTTCCGATTGTTATATCACCGAAGGAATTTAAAAAATATTCCATTTCTTCTTTCTCCTTTCGGGAATTTTTATATAGCCGCCCACCACCGCCAAGTGCCATATCCCTGCACCATCACAGTAAACTCACCGCTATGGTACGCACAATCGTCTGCCACTTAACCCAGTAGCCGGGAGATGATTGGATCACCGTACCCTTTCTATAACACGTTCACAAAAGGAGTAACTTTTCCGAGAATTTTATCCCGGTCAATCCAACTCCTTGAAGTTCCGTTTTCAGAAGAGGAAATCTGAAATTCTCCTCCCTCTTGGTTGTAATCATACAAAGCCAAGTCTATGATGATACTGTCGAATTTCTTCATATCCTTTTCAATCATCTCCTCTGTGTAATTGTCTGGATAATTTCGGTAAAGACGCACATCTTGTTCTGATTGATAAAGAAGCTGTTCTAAGAACTTATCTTCTTGCTCGCATGAAACATCAGATTGTCTCAACCGAATTTTAAGTTGTTCTAATCTTGAGTACGCCATATTTTTTCACCTACAGTCCTAACTTATCAATAAGAAGTTTCTTAATATCCGAACCGTTCAAATACTCTGCACCGTCAATCCCATACTCGGTAGCAAGCTCCCGAAGTTCTTTTACGGGCATTTGATAAATCTCTGTTTTAGTAAACTTCTTCTCTCCATATTCTGGAATCTCTGGCGTATTCATAAAATCAGCCGAGGAATTGATTTCTTCCCCGGCTTTATACCAACGTCCACCTATCTTGATATTGTGTGTAGCAATCATGTAACCACTCCTTACGCAACCTTCATAACAACAACGCTGTCCATACCCTCAAAAGTAGGAAGTCCAATCATGGAAACTACACAATGTGTGTTAATTGGATGATTTGTGGTATATGAATATACTGAAATACCTGTTTCTACGAGAGAAAGATTTCCATCTGTCAAACTTCCACTTCTCTCTTCCGGTGTTCTACCAAATGTATAATCACCAAGATATACTCCGGCAGATTGAGCAGAAACAATGTTTGTTGGAATGAAATACTTTGTATTTCCTTCTTCATCAATGTATACTTTGTCGTATACTTCGATCTCAATTCCGTACTCTCTTAAGTAAGAAAGTACATCAGCCTGTCTCACTCTGATACCGCCATTGTATGCAGTGATTCCAAGTACCTGCTTCTTTGTATCTTCTGCTTTCAGAATCATTTCAAATGTCTCTGTATTCATGGAAAATCTTGTCAAAGAGTATCCGGTTTTCTTCGCAAAATCACGTCTTGCTTGAATCAAATCGTCAAGTGGCGTTGCAGTTGCCGAAGCATTCCACTTATCTTCATCGCCGGAAATCTCAACAAAGTGATCTTTCTTATGCGCCGCTCCACTATCTGTTGTATATTCAACAACATATTTCTTTCCTTCGATATTTACGGTTACTTTCGGAACACCATCTTCCGGTGCCAAAAGTTCCCAAATCTGACGTTCTGGTACAACCAAAGCGCCTTGAATCAGAGAAAAAGGCTTTTTAGCAATTTCTTGTAAAACCTGATTTGCCATGTTGGAATTTTCCGCAGACTGATAATTTGCATATTCCTGTTCTTCTTTCTCTGTTACCATGTAACTTTCACGGTAAAAAGGCATTTCATTCTGAATATCGGAAAATCCACCAACATCCCTTAATGGTGCTTGCGCGTCAAAATTTGATGCTTTCAAAGATACCGGGAGACCGTTCTTTCCTTTAATAAACTTCAAATCAAGGCTGTCCTGTTTCACCGTTCCAAACTTCATTCTTCCACTATACGGTCCCGTACCGAGCTTTGCCTTATAATCATTCCACAGGACTCCTAAAGCTCTAGCGGTAAACGCTTCTCTCAATGGTAATGCCATTTTTTATTCCTCCTTTTACTCCGAGATCGCCGGTGCGCCGTAAAATGTAACTCTCGGTGTTACTTTTCTAGCTGCATCTGCGATTGATAGTGATTCTACTTTTTTCCAGTCGATTGTTCCTTGATAAACATATGTTCCGGGTGCATCTCCCTGTGTTACGTCAACATCATGCAGAAGATAGCCAAGGCAACTGTTATCATTTGCCGGAAATGGCGTTCCAGCCGGAACAATTTTCAAACCGTTTTCATCCGGTGAAGATTTCATTGTCTGAGGAACAACACACGCTGCGCCCTCATAAGGGAAAAACTTCAAAATACCTTTACTTTGTCCATACTCATGTACGATAGGCTTTCCCATAGTCTTTTAACCTCCTATTTCAAAACGTAATAATCTTTCATGGACTGTTCGTCCGCTTTGTTTCCAAAAGAGATGCTTTCCGCATTCTTCACATCTTCCGGCTTATCATCGCCTGGATTACCGCCAGTTCCACCACCTGGATTCGGAGTACCTTTTAATAGCTCTTGTTCTTTCGCTGTGGCTGCTGCGGTTTCTTTATCGGAAATAATCTGTGCGATAGAGTCAATCGCTTTCTTAGCAGCTTCTAAATCTGTCTGAAATCCTGCGAGCACGCTTTCTGCCTGTTCTCCTGTTAATCCTTTTTCAGCTGCATACGCACGAATATCTTTCTGCACATTTTCTTTCTGAAGCTGTGCAATCTGATTTCTCAATGTTTCCAATTCTCCGCCATCATCATGAGATGGTGTTGTCTCCAGTGTCGGAGTTGGCTGTGGTTGCGGTGTAGGCGTTGGCTGTGGTTGCGGTGTAGGCGTTGGCTGTGGTGACGGCTGTGGTTGTGGATTCGGTCGATTGCTGTGAAACTGATTCAGATAATTTGTTACCTGTGCATCACTCGGCTCTTCAATCCCTAAAGCCACTAAGTTTTGTCTTGCTTCTTCTCTTGTCATTTTGATTACCTCCGTTATCTACATTTGTTTTCGCTGTTCTATCAGCTTGGATATTTACTTTTGCTATTTGACGCATAACTGCAAATTTATAAAATAAAAAAGCAGCCGATTACTGTTCGACTACTTCTTTGTTGACCGGTTTTTCTATTTTTGGTTCTTCCTGTTTTTCTGCTTTATCTGTGTAAAGACTTTCCATTCTATCTTTACTTTCAATTGCAACTTGTTCTGGATCGCTAAACATGTCAATGACCTTGATTGCACGTTTATAATGAATTCCGCAGTTCAACAAAATCTGTAAAACTTCCGCTTTTACCATCATATTGTCTAACTTGTTGTGGTTAATATGAATTTCTACGTCGCTCGGCACAAGCGTAAAACCTTTTGAAATTCTCAGTCGGTTCAGGATAATCTTAATAGACATATTCTCCGACTTTTTCAAGATAGGCTCATTAATTGCTGTCCGAAGTCCGGCATCATAATGTCCGTTGCGTAGATTGACTGCGCCTTGGGTATCTCCACCAGAATTTATACTTGCTCGGTTTGCCAACCCTTGAATATCAAGAAAACGCTCAAATAAATCATTAAATACAACTTGCCCCTCTGTCTGATTCAGTTCCGTTGTCATTACATCAACGTCCGCTTTGTTTTCCATTCCATTGTTAGACTTCACAACAAGCGCACCTTCTTGTCTCATGCTCAAGAAGCTATCTCTATCTACTTCGCAGTTTACGAATTTCACCCACGAAGAGACAAATTGCTCAATTCCATTGATTCTGTCAGAAGAAAGTGTGTTGATTGCGTCTGTAATGGCAATAGTCATTTCAATATCAGAAAGCCTACGGGAATTATTCGGATATTCAATAACCGGAATTGCTCCATTTCCATTTACCCCGAATCTTCTCAATTTCCCTTCTGAAATTTCAAACCACTGACCGTTCGTATAGCAAAAATAAAACTCCTGACCATTTTCATCTTCTCGAATCTGGCATGAAAAAGCCGGTTTATTATTCGGAAAGTACACCACGAATGTATAAATCGGGTTTTCAGAAGACAACTCAAAGTCGCTTTCGTCCAAAACCGAACCATTTCCCTCATCATTTCCGATAAACCGATATGCAGTACCGCAGATGGATCGCCATCTGCAAATATCAATATCGCATTCCTGTTTATTCTCGGAATCCATAATTGCGTTGAGCCATGAGATTTCATCTGACTTCTTATCATCTGTTCCACGAAGAACGTATTGGATCGGCTCTGCACAAATATCAGCAGTTTTACGTTCAACCAGCTCATACGCAAGATTTACAGCGATTTTATTGTTTACTTCCGGTCGATTGACTTTTTTTCTATATAAAATCGGCTGATCTCCACGATAGTAACGATCAAGATACTCAATTTCCGTTGAATTCTGTCTATGGATTGCAAGTGCTTTATTCAATTCATCTACGATATTTCGCCATGTAATCTGTCTTTGCCTTGTGTAAATGATTTTTCTACCAAATCCACAATCGCAAATAGCAGAGAACGGTCTGTAATTTTTATGTGGATAGTTATACATGAAGCACCGCCTTAAATAAATGTTATTCCAGAAGAACAATTTCTTTTGGGAATATTTTTAATTTCTGTTTCTCCTGTATCAACGTGATACACAATTCTTTTGTTGCAGTTTTTACATCTGCAAATTTTATTAATGGATGATCTGCCATCATAAACACCGACTTTGCGTCCGCACTTTGGGCAGTATATCGTTTTTTCTTTATATTCTTTCATAATTTTCTCCACGAAAAAAGGACGCTGCCGTGTCGCGTCCTTTCTCTATCTCATACAAACGGGGGTTATATGATTCAGAAACATTGTCTGTTTCTTCAATTATTATTATATCATGTCAACTTTTGGACTTCTAGCTGACATCAGTGGACATTATAGGACATTTAGGGACTACTTTATACGCATTTCAAATAACGCGCCCCGTATAAATGCTCAAATTCCTTTAATGCATTTCCGTGAATCCGGCATACTTGCTTAAATGAGTATCCCATTTCAACAGAAATGGTTCCCAAATCTTTCATCATGACATATCGGTTAAAAAGTATATGATACATATTTGTATCCGAAATACCATCAATCTGATGTATTATTATACTTCTTTTCTCAAGAAATTCGCAAATTATTTCATTCGCTTCCGATTCAAGGTCAACAATTTTAGAAACCGCACTTCCCATCCGGTCTTTGTCTGAGAATGTTTGAACATTAATATCCTTTTGAGCGACACTGATGGATGTTGCCATGGTTTTCAACTGTTCAATCTCAGCAAATTTATTTTGAATTTTTCGATCCAGTCGCTCGATCTGCTGCAAATATGTTTTAGTATCCATATCCGTATCCTCCTCTGAATGGGTTGTGTATTGCTTCGGCTTTAGCCACTCTGCTTCCCTTTGTCATCCGGATTGCAAAGTTTGAAAAAACATCTGGCACATCATCTAATTGTTTTTTCCCGGAAACTGAATATTGTTTCAAAAGTGACATCATCACTCCATAAGGTTCATTTGGTTTGTAAAGTGATAAGTCCTTGAATATAACGTGTTGCAATATCCAGTTAGAGCACTGAAATATTCTCGCTTCTTTATTCGTCTCGGTTGGAACGTCTGTAATGTTACATATCCATCCTTTTTGCTCTACTCGCTTATTTACTTCCATCGCCACGCGATCGCCACCGGCATTACGCTCAAATTCACACTCTTGGACTTCATTATTTACAATCGCATTAGACGCATTTTCATACTGCATTTCATAATCGGCGGTATTATCACAAACGCAATCCACACAGTAATAATCTTCTCCGTACTTCTGCAAAACAGGCAGGACAAAGTAGTCTGTGCCTTTTCCTTTTGTATCACATTGCGCTGTAATCATTTCCGGCTCTCCATGCGGTAAATGCAAATAGCGTCTGATTTTATCGTCCGGGAACAATAATCCCTCACGCTCAATTGGCTCTTGCTTATACAGGCATCGATAAGAAATATCATCCATAAGTAATTGTTGGTCTGCGAAAAACTCTTTTTTAAAACCGCTATACTCATACTCGAAATTGCTTTCTCCAGTAACCGGGTCAATATCCGGCACCGCAATCACCTTTACTCTTGGGTTTCCGGCGTACATATTTTGAATTCTGCCTATCACATCATGTACGCTCCAGCGGGTCGCTATGTGTATTTCCTTACAGTTTTTACCATCTGTATCCTGTATCTTTCTCTGGCGCGCGTCTACGGCGTATTTATCCCACAGCTTGTCCAAAATACTGGGATTCATTGCTTCTTCGATACCGCCAATCATATCATCAACAAGCAAAAACTTGGAAGCACGTACCTTACCAGCATTTTTACTTCCGACAGACGTGCATTGCACACTTGGAAATGGCTTGTATTTCCCTACGTTAAACTGTTCCATTTTTGCATTGGTGCTTGTAACGTGTAAATCAGGAAAGATTTCATTCCATGTATATTCATCTGTGTTTGTCACAATATCGTACACACCGTCATAGTACATTCGTGTAATATCGCCACTATGTGAGTAAAAAAGCGTGAAGTCTTTCGGAAACCATCCGATTACTAAAGCATTAAAAAATTTTTCCACACTAGTTTTACCCGCACCAGGAATGAGTGATATGCAAAGGATGTCATACTTATCATCGATCATTCCTTGTAGCGCATCCACAAGACCGATTTTCAAAAATTGTTTTCTTCTTGGCATATAAAATCGTTCTTTCGGTTCTCTTTTCCGCTCCAAATACCGAAAACCGCTGTCTACAATCTTATTTTGCGCTTCCAACAAGAGAACTTCATAAAACCTGTCTATAATTTCATACTTGACCTTGTTTTCAAAAGAATATTTCTCTAGTCCCCAAATATCCGTACCCGTCAGATTTAGAACAAAATTCTCTATAATCTCTTTCGTCCTTGCAGACACTTTAAGCGCATACGGAATGTCTTTTTCCGTCTGATATGCCACTTTGCACGCTTCTATCATTGCATCAATGACAGATTCATCTATTCCGTTATCCGATATATAATTTTCGTATGATTGGATTGCTTGTTGAAGTTCCAAAGACATAAAGAAAGAGACCTCCTTTACTCAAAAACAAAAGAAGCCTCCATTTCGACTTGTTACATAGCCACCATCTCGGCTATGTCATTAGATATTATATCATCCATCCGTTGTAGCATATTTCTGTTCCATCTGAAAATTCCACGCTAAAAGTCATTGATCCTAGTAGCAATATGTATGGTATTACTAATATAACAGAAATAATTCCTTTCGCTGTGCTCATCTCGCCACAACTTTCTTAGAAATCTCCGCAACAGACACGCCACTTGCAGATTTTCTTAATTCCACGTCTTTCCCTTTACAAATTGCTTTCGCAATCGTTCCAGACTGCTCCACAATCTTTTTCTGAATCTCTTTTTCACTCATTCTCTATCTCCCTGCCTTTGCATTTGTTGTCTAACATACAAAATCTTAGTTCTTTTCTACCAAAAGCAGTATCTCCCATTGATTTTACAAGATTTTTGCATCCATTACACCACATTCCTGTTTCATGGTTTTCTTTATTTTCTCTCAAATATTCAAGTTTTCCACTAAGTCTTTCGTTTTCTCTTTTCAAGTCATCTAAATCGAGTAAAGAATCTTTTAGCTCTCTTTCCAGTTTACTAATTTTTTTGAACGGATTATATATTTTCATCTTGCATACCTCTTTTCAAAATTCTATTTCCAATTTCAAATTTTAGTAAAAACTTCCATATCGTAATTTTCTCTTATGTAATCTACACATTTCTGCAAATTTTCTTTCAAAAATTCGTCTCGCGCAATATCCGGGTGTAGTGTATACAACATACAACTATTCTCTTTTCCATTTTCTTTATATTTTTTATAATTAAATGTCATTGTGAACAATGGAATTCGTGTTAGATTTTTTGTTTTTCTCTTTATGTACAGATTACATAACCTCTTTATCATTTTTCATAAACCTCTCAAATTTCCTTTTACACTTGCCGCACAAATGAATTGTATCTTCTTTCGTTAAGAACACTTTTCGTATTGTAACTGTTTCAGTATCTTTTCCATCAAATTCCGCATTTACGATAGAAATATCCGATTCTCCGCTCATAATTTTCAAATAATCGTCTCTTGGAATTTGTGCTGAAACTTCTTCCGGCAGACAATCAAGAACATCTTCTACCAGATTTTCAATCCGTTCTCCGCAGCGATCACATGTGTACCATTTTTCCTCGTGAATCATAACTATTCCCCTTTACAATTACAATATACTCTGAATCCATTTTTCACATATTCCACAACCGCTTTTCTTAAATCAGTTTTGCAGTCAAATTGTTCATTCTTCATTTCCGCAACTCCATCTTTCTGCACGGCATAAATCCCCATATTAACAGACCGTTTCGCTATGTCTAATAATCCGCAAAACTGCTTTCGGCTCATTTCGTAAATTTTATCTTTTAAAATCACTCTCACAATCCGTGAACCTCCCGTAATCTCGCATACTTTTCCACAAGCACATCAATTACCACATTTAGTTGATTGATTTTAATGCAATCGGATTGATGTCTGTCGTTTAGTTTTTCGATTTTATCAAGTAATTCTTTTTGCTCACATCTTTCTTCATTTTCTTCGCCAGTTAGTTTTCTTCCGCAGATAGGGCAATTTGAAATAGTGATACTTTTCAATATTTCGGTCTCATGATTTTCATAAATCATTTCATAACCTTTTTCGGTATTTTGAATATGCCATGTAATTTCCCCGTCATCAAACGCAATTCTCTTTTCGTTTTCACAATATTTGCACATAGCTCTTTCTCCTTTTGTGAGGTTTCCCGGATAATAACAACTTCCTATAATTTTCAGTTGATCTTATCCAAGCGTTTATTTTTTCGCCGATGCAGTGACATCATGCGCTCGTCTATCCGGTAATGAGCGGGACGCACAACCCTAACAGGATTTGAACCTATTCTACGAGAGTCAAAGTCTCGTGTGCTACCATTACACCATAGGGCTAAAGCAGGTCTTCCCTGCTTGCATTCATATTTATCGTGCCATGCTTGACACTAATCCGCCTTATAAACCACCCTCGACCGCCCAGCAGTCACTCATTTAATTACTTCCGGCGAATATCCAAAGCATCCAGACTACTGCAATCACTGAATTTGTCTCATTTCCTTTGGATTAAGTTTTTTGTCGATTGTATAGCATTGCAGGACTTCAAACCGACCACGAGTGGAAAATGTCTATATCGGCACATTATTGCGAACTTGCCATATGCCAGGGCGACAGTTTTTAACCATCTTCTCGTGATGGAACAGATTTATCGTCTCGGTATAAGGACGGGTTTTAACGTCTTTACTGACAAGAACAAGCAACTGAGATTATGCAACAGTTAGTCGGCACTCACGAATGAGGACAAGCGTTATGATTTTCTGTTGTTTATCGGCAGGGTTTCGACCAGATGTTTACCCGACTTGTACCATCCACACAAATATGTGCTTCCACGAAACCTTGTTCCGCTACCGTCTCTTCACGCTGTATTTAATTGCTTATTCAAATCCCCACGAGCCTTGTGACGGCTCTTAACAGCATTCCGCTATGGGGAGAAAGGATGAAACAATAAAAAATAAAAACTGCGTCGATTGTGAGGGTGTGGATTTGCACCACACATGAACCATGTCTTTTCGATTTCTTTTTTCCGACAGTCTACGCTTTCGCTCGTGTCACAAGATAAGTAATTTGCACAGTTCTCACGACTAAATCTGTCTACCTTTTCCAGCACCTCACAGAATCTTATGAATTTAAAATAAATAATGAATTTAATGCAATGATCAATGCGACCGATCCGCTTAACAACCCCATTCCTGTTTCTTTGGTTTTTAATCCAAAAATCATTCCGATCAAGAACAGTGCAAACAAAATTACATTAAACGCTAACAAAAATCCTTTAATCATTAATAAATCTCCTTTCCACAATCTATGCACTTCCAAACATGATGCGTAATCCATGAACCATCTTCCTGTCGTTCCAGGTATGTGTATAATGGATCAACATGTTTATGCTTACAGAATAACCGCTTAATCATCTTCATTATTCTTACTCACCCAATCTTCACACCAATGCTCATATTCTACGAAATCGGCTATATATTCACTTTCATCATTCACACATACATAGCCTTGCATTTTATCGTAGTGACCATATTTGCAAGTTCCGCAACATCCGTTCATGTGTATCATCCTCTTTTTATTTTTTGAAAAATTTTTGAAATCAGCAGTTACTTCTTGGCAAATACGTGCGAGTCGCAACCCAAACGTCATGTTTCCGGTATCCAATATTGCCAAGAATTTTCACAAAATTATATCTTCTTGAAACCGGATATCCGAGCCTGTCTTGTACTGTCTCAAAAAAGTACCGAATATCGTCAATGACATCTCTAACACGCTTGAATAATTTTCCCATTTTCTCGAATACTGATTTAGCAGCAATGAGGAATTGTCTTAAATTGTAGACCGCTATGCTAATTCCATTCTTGATGCAATACTTAAACTGTATAACAGACAATCCGGTTTTTCGTATTTCTATTGCCTGTTCTTCTGTTAGTGCTAATATCACGACATATAACCTCCTGTCTGTCTCATAAATACCTCTTTTTGTTTATTTCGGAATTTGGGGGACTAAGTAGGCAGATTTTTGCGTTCGTGTATAGAGGGGTAGGTATCATTCATTTACTATCGAACATATGTATCTATCGAATAAATCCTTATTTATCAAATACATCTATACGTGTTTTATTATATTTGCACCAATGTCAATGATATATTTTAATCTAAATTATTCTCCGTTTCTAAATGTTAAAATACATCAATCTTTTTCGCTCTCGATCTGCTTTACTTCTCCCAGTTTCGGAAGTTCCGAAGCTGTTAATGCTCTTTCGCTAGTCCGTTCCTTGCTCACTCCCGGAAGATTCCAACCGTGACGTTTGTTAAGTATCGGCAAGTATTTCATTGGGTTGTTTCTTCTGTCTTTTAGCAAACAAACGAGAGACTCCTCGTTATTTTCCACTAATTTTTTGTAAATGTCTGAGGCCGCTGTACTTGGTTCTTTGATATACTCCCCTTCTTTCAGGTTGTTAACTGCTATATCACTTATAATATTCCCTTGTAAGTCCTTGTATATATAAGCCCTTGTATTACTATTCCCCCACGAATGTATTGTATCTCTTGATATACCAGATAATAAACAAAATCCCTTTATACTTATCTCTTGATTATGGCAGTAACACATATAGATATACATCTCTAACAGATCATCAACAGCATTAATATTATAACTATTACTAACGGTATGAGGTATAGTTAATATATCGGGATTTGGTTTTATAACGTGTTTATAAATATAGCTCAGCGCTGCGTTCCATTGGCTCGGCAATATATCATACTCACTTTCTATCGCGTTGGATTCGCAGAACATAGACAAATACATTTGTATTTCATTCTCAAATACTTCGACTGTCTGCTCTGCATCCTGTACTCTCTCCATTTTCCGCACCTCCTAACACTTAATAATAAAAAAGAGACCCACAACATATAGTTGCGGATCTCCCGAATCCATTCTCACACCGCCGGGATTTGGGCGGATTTAATTGTATTTAATTTTATAAATTAAAAACCGTTTGTTTGTATGCCCATAATATACACCGATAAAATATAATTGTCAAGCATAGATTAAAAAATATCAATTCCCGAATGTCTGGTTGATCGGATGTCAGATCATCCCCAAAATACCTCGAAAATGATTCAGTCAGTGATTCCACTTTTTCTTTAATATTTCTTTTTCTTCTTGTATTACTTTATCAAATACTTTTAGGTGGTATAATTTTTATACCTAACTGCGGTATAATTTTTATACCATCCAAAAAGCGAAAATATATAAGATGTTTATATAAAATCATGGTTTTCGCTGAAAAATAGCATAAAAACTATGATTTTTAGGAATTTACAGAAGTCATTCAAACTCTTGTAAAACAAGGCTTTTCCGCATATTTGAGCATATAAGACCACATTTCAAATATGTTATAAGGGTCTTATAAATTTTTATGTAGTTTTTAGGCATTATAAAAGGGATGCTTCCGCACCCCTTCCTACTTCAAAATTGAATAAAAACACACTCGAATATTTTTATTATTTTCATTCGTGTTATGATGCCAGACTTTTATATATCCGTTTTCCACAAGCTCTTTCTTCGCTGATTTTAGCGTCATTGGACTGATTCCGGCATCTTCTAGCATTTGTTCATTTGTGCGGTAAAAATAGCCTGTTTTAAACCCGTATTTGCTGTACAGGTAAGATATAACAACGTAAAACCATTTTGCCGATCTGCTCAGTTTTTCATCAGTCATAATAGAGCTGTTACAGGTGAATTTTACGCTCATTCTTGACCAACTCCGAGGAAATCATATAACGTTTGTTTCTCACCTTTATACAGATATTTCCGAAACTTCCGCTTTAATTTATCGGTGTTGTCCTGCTTTCCTCCGAAATCTCTTTCGGGGATTTTCCGTATCTGCTTATAGGTCATTTTTGCAAACTCTTCATCGGTGTATTTTGCGTCTACAATCTCATATCTGGCAGTATCGACAATATCGAAGATAATACGGCAGCCGTCTTTATAATTATCGTTTTCTGGCTCTTCTTCATCCATAAACCGGATAAATAAATCGTTCAGTTCCAGATCATCCCAGAAGAAAACTACATCATGCCACCATCTGCCCGGCTTTATGTATTTTCTTTCGTCCACAAAATTATAAACCGGCTTTCCGTCAATTTCTTTCGGCGGTGCTGTGTTCTGGAAATCATCTTCAAAGTCAAACATTTCTAACGCTTTTAACTGTCGCTCGATTGCGTCATTTGCGAACGCGTTAACGCTCAAATCTGTATCTGCAATCATGGCTCTTGTGCTTTTCGGAAGCCTAATCTTTAAAACGTCAAATTTTTCATCATATTTTTTAATTGCGTTTCTTGTTGATGTTCTAGTTTTATTCATTCTCTTCACCCTCTCCACATGTTTCTTTTCTTATGTTTGTATTTTGCACTTTTTCAAGGTCTTCTAATATCAATCTATTAACATATGCGTTATAGCTTTCATTTGTGACTGATTTTATGCATTCTATCGTACCTTTTGGCATCCTTACTGTCATTCTTTCAAATTTTTCATCGTATCGACTCACAGCCGCCCTTGTACTGTTCTTTGTTTTGTTCTTCAAGTCCTCGCTTCCTTTCTAAAAATATTGGGGGCGAATCTCTCCGCCCCTTTTTTGCTTATGCTGTCCGGTTATTCTGCTTTTTCTTTTTGCTTCAATTCCGGAAATTCAATCCCAAGAATGTCCGCTAGTGCCTTAAGTGCTTCGTACTCTGTGCTGCCCTTTTCAGCTTCACGATTTAAAAATCTCTGCATTTCTTCTTTGGTCATCTCGTTCATGGTTCTCCTTTCTCCCGTTTGGGTTATTGCCTTTCGACAATATTATAATAACATTGTTTTTAGTGTTTGTCAACACTATTTTTAGTGTTAAAAAAATCTTATTTTTTCCTCATCAGTCGGCTCTATTTCCAATATATCCGATGGCTGACATCTTAATATAATGCAAATAGTGTTTATTGTGTCAGTTGTAATTCCTTTACCTTTTCTAAGGTTCTGCATTGTTGCTTCACTCATTATCTTTTCTTTCCTCATTCTTGTTGATGTATACCCGCGTTCAGACAACGCCTTTAATACATCTATCTTATAAGAAAACATTCAAATCACTCCCTTTTTTGTTTTATGTAATTATACAATACTCACATCAGAAACGCAATAAATAATTTGCTATAAAAACATCTTTTTTAGTGTTGACAAACACTATTTTTAGTGTTATATTGATATCAACAAATAAAACAAAAGCCGGTTGAAATCCTAGGAAGACACACAACCGGCACCAATCAAAAAAAAGAAAGGTAAACCCATTATAACAGGGTGAAAGGTAAAAAACAATGAAAAGAACAAAATCCATGATTTACAAAGAAACCTCTAAAAGCATAGATTTATTTTTATACGCAACGAGCGACGACGATTTATACAGAAGAATGATAACGCCGATAATCGAAAACTTAAGAAAGAAAGCCATCAAAGGCGCATATGACAAGGAAAAAGCCGTTGACGCATACTACTACATAGCGACAGAGGCAAGCAAAAATTATAATAAAGATTTTGGCTATTCTTTCAGCGTTTCAGACCGATTCAGTGCAGCTGTTGACATGGAAGAATACTATAGAGAAGATGAAGTTTTTTTGTAATTTATAAACAGCCGAAACGCTCTTAGGAGCGTCCACCGCGGGACGGTCTCCCGGTGCTGATGATGGCAGACCAGAAAGGGAAAAACATGAAAAATATAAAAATTGAGTGGTGCGAAAATTTTATAAAGACAGTTTTCAAAAAACATGTTCCAGAGGGCGGCGGGATTTATACCGAATGTTTTTTTGATATGGCTGAAAAGTCTGGGCTTTGGGAGCGTGGAACTTACGGCACTACAATGAGTAAAGCATTAGAAAAATTAACAAAAGTTGAAATGGTAAGTGATGAAAACGGCAATTATATTTACTCTGTTTTTAAATTAGCATAGGCGGACACGTTCCGCCCTCTGTAATGCAGCCGTAGCCGGTTCCAAGCCCGGAAAATGCAGAGGACAGAGAAAGGGTTGATATATCCCATTTATGAAAAATAAAAGGAGGTTTCACTATGAAGAAATATGATGTTTTTTATGCCGGAGGAGAAAAGGCGACAACCATTCAAGCAACTTGTATAACAAAGGCTTGCAAGGAATTTATAGGAACGCTTGAAAAACCTGCAAAATGCAAGTTAGATAGCAAAGTATACGCATCTATAAGATATATAGACAATTTTTCTATTTGTAGCGATTTTGTTGTCATAGAAAAATAATTTTCCGCTATCCGTTTAGGCGGTCGGCACGTTTCGAGGGCGTGCAGCGGGTTATATCCTAGCCCCCAGGGAAAAGGGGAGAAAGTAAGAAAATGAATAAAGCAGTTGAGAAGATGAGAAAAGACGGATACCCTTACAAGATTAAAGGAAACGGCGGTTGCATCGCTATATTATATGACATTCAGCCGCTTTCTTGTTCTGATTATATGGCAATATATCGTTATCCGGGCGGCGTGTGTTGCCATGATTTGAAAGAAATTAAAAAATGCTTTGAAATTTTAGAACAATAGGCGGATTCTGTCCGCCTTTTCTCTTTGCACCTTGACAAATGCTGCTTAAACGGCTATATTTGACGATATGAGACATCTTTACCGTTTACACTATAATTCATGCTTTTATAACAAAATGCGCTATACGGTCAAAATACGAGCGTGTACAGTTATGTTGTGCGCTGTCAGTTCGACAGATCACCAGAAGAAATGCGCTAAAAGTCCGCGTTTTTTTTGGCAGTTCCGCACTACTTCCAGCCTTAAAATCGGTTCAAAATCGGTGTGAAATTTTGAAAATTTCTGAACTGAAAAATCGACTAGAAAAACGCACCCTAGGGGGGTTCAAAAATATTCGGAATTTTTTGATCGTTAATTTCGAGAAAATAAATTTTGAAATTTCGAGTTGATTTTTAGGGTACGGGGGATATTGAAAATGTTGCAATTTTTTTAAGCCTACCAACCACAAAGGTCGATAGGCTTTATTTTTAATAATAAATATTCTTTTCTATCCGGTCAAGCAATCCATCCGCCATCTCTCCAAGTTCTGGGAAGAAACTGACAATTTCCATTGCATATTTAGGTTCTACCCCGACCGTTTCTGTGTAAATTCCTTTCGCAGCATCCAGATCATACTTCTCTCCTAACCGTTTCAGTAATAAATGGTACAATACTTTCTTCGGTATATTAACTATTTTACAGATGCGTTCGATTCTCCCTATGTTCCGCTGATACCAGTTTTCAATAAGAGGAACTCTCGGACGGTCACTTGTATCAATCATCAGACGATCGATTAACTGTTCCTTGTCCTTATCAATATCAATTTTAGGCATTTCATCAACGACATTCTGCGCAACTCGTTTCTCAAAATAATTATTCACAAGCTGACGTTGCACAGACCATGATAAATCGTCTGTAAAGGTTTTGACTATCATCAGATAACCTGTTTCGGTTAATACTGTGATTCCTCTTGTAGGTATAGTGATATTGCAAAAGTCCATTTCGTGGACTTTTGAATCTTCACCTTGTTTCAACATAAAATAGTCAGTTCCCTCGATAAAGCGTTTCTTATTTCTGTTAAAGGCTTTCTTTGCCATACCGCTACTTCTCTGATGTACCCTGTCAATATCCTTAAAAGTCACAACTCTCTGACCGTTGTACTCACGAATCTGCATTTCGGTGTTTTCTACTGTCATCACATCACTCATGATCTACACCTCCTAAACCGTCAACTGATATGTTCCGTCAAGAACACCCATAGCAAGCTTCATTCCCTGCACGCCATAGAATATGTTATTCTGATTGGCGCAACCGTTTAACAGTTCGTCAAACTCCTCATACAGTTCTGCGCTGACAATTCCTTTCAGCTTTTCCATAAACGGAGCGAAATATTCTACGAATTTATCTCCGTCTTTTGTTGCAAGTATCTGGTTTTCAAATGTGATTTCTAAAAATTTGTCCATAAAAAATCTCCTTTCGATGTTTGACAACTACACCAAAAAGAGATACAATAATTTTGTACACTCCTTTGGTGTGTGCAACGGAGTAGTCATCGGGTCGCCAAACTAGATTGACTGCTCTTCTTTTAAATCTTCTTTTAATTTTTTTATACCACGTCTAACCGCTTCGCCTTTATCCACATTCTCTTGTAAACAATATGAATCAAGAATTGTTTTCGCTTCATTATCAAGTCGAATTGTTATAGGCTTTCCTTTAGGGTTATCGGTTGGTCTACCCGTTCTAGGTGACACCTTATCACTCCTTTCTTTTGTAATACATAATTAATTATATATTTATGTATTACAAAAGTCAACAGTTTTTTAAAAGAAAATAGCGGTAGATTTCTCCACCGCTATCAACACATTAAAAATTATTCTGTTTTCTTACTTTTTACGATCGCAACAACTGCTAAAATAGCATTAATCAAACACCAACTTGCCCAAATTTTTAAATCTGAATAACTTCCTGCCATTACGAATCCAAAAAATGTAGCCAATCCGAAAAGAATAACTAAAGCAATATTTCCGCCTTTTCCTTTTGCGTTTCTAGTAGCGATTGAAACAATTCCTCCAGCAAGCATTAAGATTGAAAGAACAATTCCTCCACTTCCACCAACTTCCCCTGTTTCCCCAAGCGTGTTTCCGATTCCAACCGCGCAAGATTGAAAAGATACCACTACGAATAAAATAATTGACAAAATACCAGATACCAATTTCCAAGTTTTCATAACAAATTTCTCCTTTTTTATTGTACTTCTAAATTAAATATAGCTGAATACTCATTGTAATCGTCGTCATAAATCGAAACATAGTCTTTAAAGCTTCCGGCATTTTCAACGCCTATCGTAACTTCTGCTTCACAAAACGCTCCTGTAGGAACTGATTCTGGATATTTTTCAGTATCACCGGGATAAGAACTTGCCACTTTTCCGGCATTGTCCACAACTTTCGATTCAAAATTAACATACAAATCTTCTTTTAATCCGATATTTTCATATGTATAATTAATTACATACACTGCGGCTGGATTACTTTCATCAAATTGATTACGATAATCTGTTGCGATTACAGAATTTACAGTAACTTTAAACTTCCCATCAACTTCCCATGTTTCGCCTACTTTAAATTCTTTTGTTTCTTTACTCTCCTCTTCCTTCTTTTTAATTTCTTCTAACTCTTCCTTGTACTGATCGCGTTCTTTTACAACCTTGTCGTATTCCGCTTCTGATACTCCGCTTTCTTTTCCACTTCCACAAGCCGTCATTGATAAAGCCATTGTCCCTACGAGTAACATTGATAAAATTTTCTTTTTCATCCTCATATCCTCCCATTCGTATGATACCAACATTCTACCACAAAAAAGCGTAAAAAGAAAGAAGTAGACTAGGCTACCTCTTACCTTTATTAAATGCACTATTTTTATATGTATTCCACAACCCTGCTGTCGAATATCGGCTTTGTGATAACTCGAAAATCAGTCTTGCTCTTGTCATTTCAGGATTCGTTTTCCTAACATATTGCAACAATTCATCTATTTTATCCATATCGCACCTCTCTTGACATTGCACTCATTAAATCATCCAGAAGATAAATTAAATCTTCTCCATAAATGCTGATCCAGTCTGCAAGAAATTCCTCCTGTTCAATCGGAATTGAAATATTATAGGACATCATAAAACAGTGGCATAATTCGTGGCACAATACTTTTTTAAGAAATGCGCCGGATAGCAAATCGGATAAATATACGCAATCGTCATTCCCGTCTGTAACACCTACTGTCAAAGAGCCATCACTTCTATGTAGTTTTTCACTTGCAGCATTTACAAATTCAATATGCCACATTCGATTATTGATTATAAATGTCATGTTATCACCTACTTAAAAAGGGGTCTGATTCGACCCCTTAAATTTTAGACTACCTTTTGAGCAAGTACCTGCAACTTATTCTTAAGCAATGTTTTTTCCTCGTTTGACGCATCGGAAATCATTTCTGTAATGTCGGTTCCAAGTTCGCTCATGTATTTTTCCAGCTCTTTCATTTTATGCTGCTTTTCTTCGGCGGAATTACCGGAATGATTTTCTTTAGTCTCCATATATGAACGCCTACTCATACCAGAGCGTCCTTCTCTGACATCACGTCCAGCTTCACCGCTGTAATAACTACGACTTCTTCCGGAAGAAGTGAAATTTGATCTTTCCATTCCTCCGGATCTTGGATCAGATCCGCTACCGGAATAATACATTCTTCCTTCAGACCGATCCATATCACGATAATATTCCGGTTCATGTTCACGATACATTTCCGGAGTCATGTGGTAATACGGCGTATAACTTCTACGTCCATCACCACGTCTCATAAATCTGCCAGATGTCTTGCTTCTAGGCTGCCCACGGTAATATCTGCGCATATCGAAATCTTCATAATCTTCGGATTTTTCATCTTCCGGGTCATATTCATTCATTGCTTCAATCACTGTTTTGTAATAGCAAGCCTCAAGGTAATCTTTCTTTGCACACATAAGGTCTTTGTAAATATCTGCAACATCTCCAAATTCTTTCGTGTCTACATTATCAATTCCCTTGTTAAGCTGTTCAGCCATAGTTTCTTCTATTTTTTCTAGCATTTCATGTAATTTATGCATTATGCGTCACCTCCTGTCGGACCGGGTGCTACTGCCGTACCTTCTCCGTTAATTGCTCTCAAATTATTTGTTGTGCAACAAACTCTTTTACACAATCTGAATGTACCGGAATCTGCGGATGTATGAACAACTGTTGCATATCGTGTTCTGGTTTTAATACCGCATGCTGTAACTTGGTCACACCCCGGCTGTGTGAGTGGATATAGTACTGATCCGGTTCCAATTTGAATAAAAACAGGAGCATTGATTACTGTTGTATCAGGAATCGCCTGTCCAACAACGATACAATATTTTTCTTTATCGTTATAAGAGCCTGCCGGTATTCTTATAACAAGACCTATTCCGGCTGTATATACGACTGATTCTGAGATAACCAAGCGATCACAAAGCCGACAAGTATTTTTACAAGCCATAATATTTTCCTCCTTAAATCAATATGGGATAAGCCATTAGACCTATCCCATAGAAATGTTATCAGCCTAAATCGGCGAGTTTATTTAATTACGCGCATCCACAACCGCAAGAGTTGTAGTTAGGAAATGTGACTGGCTGTGGCGGTTGAACCACGTAAGCCGGTTGCGGACAATCAGCTCCAAGTCTTCGGATCAATTCCGCTGTCTGTGCATCCTGATTAGCAGTGATGTAAGCATTCTGAGCTGTCTGAGAAGCCTGGAACTTAAGGCTCTGATTTTCAGCCTGAAGAGATGCAATCTTGTCCTGTGTTAAGAAGTCAAGGATTGCTCTTGTTCCTGCGTTCTGACCCTCGATAATATCTTTCGTGCTGTTCTGAATCACGTTTCTTGTGTCGCAAGCCTGAGTTGCAATGTCGTAACGAACTTGTGAAATTGCTTCTCTGTTATCACAGCAGCACTGAGCCAACTGTGCAGAAAGATTACAGAAGCCACGTTCTACGCCGTTAAATCCCTGCATCATTCCCATGTTTGTGTTGTTGAAACCGTTTGTGATTGCATTATTTAACGCATAGGTGCTGTCGCAAATTCCTTGCTGCAAAGCGTTAATTCCAGACTGCAAGTTGTTCAGAGCAAATCCTTCATTGATATCTGCTCTTGTTGCAAGTCCTTGTAATCCAGGTGAATTTGCTCCACCATTACCACCGAAGCCAAAACCATTACCGCCCCATCCGAAGATTAAGAGAATAATGATCCACCATGCCCAGCCGCCATCTCCGAAACCATTTCCGTTGTTTCCATTTCCATCAATAGATGCTACCAATGGAACGGAACAATTACCTGTATTGAACATATTAGATGTCCTCCTTATTTTTTATTCATAAAGAGGAACTTAAGTATTATGCCGGCAACCTCTAATATGCTACATTCCTAATTGCTGTCTAACTTTTTCTATTGCTTCATCGGGATTAATCCCTTTTTCCTTGCACAAATTCCTTGCAAGTTCTTCGACCCCTCTTGAGTCTCCTTTTTGCGCCATTTCAAACGCATTTTTCATAATTGGATTATTCATTGCAGGATTATTCCCCATCATCTGTTGAAAAATCTGCTGCGGATTCCCTCCATTTTTCATCATTTGACCAATCATCATTAAGGGATTCATTGTGCTTCACTCTCCTTTTTAGTCCTAGAAACCGCTGTTTTAGTTATAGGTTTAGACATAGATTTTTCTAATTCTTCTATCTTGTCTTTTAGTTCATCAAACCTTTGCATAAATACCTCTGTAACCTCGTTATCCATTCCTATTTTCATTTCTGTAGGTGAGGATATAGAATTGCTTTGTTGTTCTTCTAAAACTGGCTTAAAAACGACCGTAGCGATTGTTCCGTTTGGTGTCCATGATTTTAAATAAATTTCCGACATATCTTTTTTAGGAAAAATCGCAACGCTTCCATCCATCGGAACGTCATTTGCTGTAATCCGATCTACAGAATCCACAACTTTTCCATTCAACCCTATAGGCATTTGCTGAGTCTGCATCTGCATTTGTGGTTGTTGCAATGTCTGTTGATATTGTTGTAAACCTGCCAACCTATCCATATAAGGCTGTTGCGGATTGTACTGTTGACCATAATTATTCATCTGAGGATAATATTGCGGATAAGTCTGCATAAGGATTTTCCTCCTTCATATCTTCTAAAACTTTTTGAAACGCATGAACCGCAGTTGATTGACATCCGATCGGGATCTTTTGCATTTCTTCATTTGCAAAAATTCTTTCTAAAAATTCATCGGTAAGCATAAGAACTACCTCCTTATGATTAAATTTTCGCATAAAAAAAGTGAGCGGAATAATCAAGATCCACTCAACTTTTCATCACTGTATAAGACTTTTCCCTATATTATTTGCGTACCATCTGCGTACCATTTGAGTACCAATAACCAATAAATATATATCAATTTATGTAGAGTAGTGTAAGGATGTAATACCTGCAAAACACTATAAAATGTAGAACTTAAACACATATAATCAATTATAAAGAATAACATGAAAAAGATTAAAATATTACAATACCTA